AAACCCGTGAAGAGCGAGTGGACGCACCCGCACCCAAGAGCGAGGATCAGAGTGTTAGTTCATCAAGCAATGATGAAGGTGAGGAAGACACCTTGGCATATTTCGCCAAGTTGGCTCAGGACTAACCGGACTGATAAACAAAATAGAGGGGCGATACTGGAGAAATCTGGTATCGCCTCTTTTTTTATTAGAAACCGTATGCCCTAGTAGTCAATGGTCTTGTCAAAATATTTGACTCTTCTGGATGCTCACTGCCGTTGAATGTAGTGTTACTGTTGTTCACTACTGTAGTTTGTGGAGCTCCTTCTCCACCGGATACTATAACAGGTGCTGGTTGTGATTTTGCGTCAGCGATATTTGACATTCCAACTTCCATTTGAGCGCCAGTATTGTTTGTTGGTGTTTCCAAAGCCGCGTCAACAGATTCACTTCCTTCTCGTGCCATCCGATCCAAACGCTCTTCCGGTGACTCTTTAATTGCCAGTACATTCTCCTCCGCTTCCGCTTCACCCCCGGCTGGTACGGGAGTTTTGAAGGAATCTATTGTGGCATCACCAGCATTAAATACTGTTGCAAATCCCTCTTTGAACGCTTCTATCGGAGTTTGTCCGCCAGGTAGTGCCGCCTTGAGGGCCATTGCAGCACCTGCAGCGACGGCCACCGGAAATGAGTAAATCTTTTTGAAAATTTTCAATAACCCGAGACTGATATTTTTAAGAGTATTACCAAAACCAATATTACTAACTGAATCTGAGAGACCCGAGAAGAAACTAAAGATCGCATCCGTTACTTTAGTAAATAAACCACCAATGAGTTCACTGAAACTGAAGGAGTCAAGAATCTCGGAAAAGTTCTCAAATCCAAGTTTTTCAGCGACCCAAGATACTGCCGATTTTAGAAGATCTAAAGGCATACCGAGCAAACCTGTAACCAGACCTCCGATTCCACCAAGGAGGCCTCCAATCAATCCTGCGATAACTCCTTTATCCTTGTACTGTTCAAATCCAGCGAAGGCTCCCTTTACGAAATCTACTAAACTGATTATGATAGTGAATGGAAGAAAAAGTTTACCAAGAGTCCTTCCAAGGTTAAAGAATGTTGGAAGAACCTTTCCAAACATACCGAAAAAAGTTTTAAGTGGTTTGAATATTTTCATCAATCCACCGCCGCCGCCTGGAATGACTTTACTGATTAATCCACCAATACTTCCAAACGCTTTTGGTATCGCTTTGAAAATTTCCAATACGGGTTTAGCATTCTTTATAAACTCCTTTCGAAAAAGTTTTGATTTTACTCGAAGTATTCTGAATAACTTTGTATTTTTAATAAAACCAGAAATAGACCCAATGAAACCTTTCAAGAATGTCTTAACCGTCGTCAAAGGGCCCTTGCCCCTTTTTACAAAATCGCGAAAAGTTCGGCCGATCCCCTTTAAGCTTTCTGTAAATCTAAGAAACCTCCCCTGTAAAGTTTTAAAGGTTTTTGTATTGAGTCCGTAGCTACTTTTGAAGAACCTTAGTAGTGGTTTAAACAAAAGTTTGTTAATACCTTTAGTAAAAAACTTTAGAATGCCAAAAATCGACTCCCCAATTCCGAAGGCGAGTCCTACTGTAAGTCCGGTTATCGCAGATGTAAGTACGCCCAACAAACTCGATAAGTCGGGTATTTTAAAACCACCAGATTTAACCTTCTTATCCTCTTTCTTCTCCTCTTTCTTACCATCCTTCAGAGCCTTCAACAACTCTCTACGATTTTCTTCATCCTGAAGAGCATTACCCTTAAAGAAGTCAATCAACTCTCCCATTTGATCAACCAAAACGTCAAACCCTAATAGATTTATTTCTTTAAGCGACTTGATTGAATTGGTTCCGCTGTTACGTAACAATTCTCCTTCTCCTTTGAGTCTCTTAATAATTCCTGCAAATGATGATTCTTCAGCCATTTTTCTTTATTCTTTCGTTTTCTTCTCGAATGTAATCTAACAACATTGAAACATATATTTGCCTTTCCCAAGGAATCATATTGTCGAGTTCAGTCAAACTATACTTGTGATGTTGCATCATCGAGAAGTTAGTTTGATAGTGGTTCGCTAAGGAGTCGTGAGAAAGGCTTAGGTAAAAAAAGATTGTAGACCACTCAATTCGTAAGAATTTTTATGACCACATTTTTCACAGGTATATTCAATAGTGTGTTTGAGGGTTGGTTGGTTTAAAAGGTATTTTTGTATTTTTTCTAAATGTTGATGCGTAAGTGAATCTACAAAAGTCTCTAGTTCTTTCTTTGAACAAGTAGAAGCACTGTAGACATTATCAGAGTCATATATAGAATCAATTGATGAGATCAACGCCTCAGAAATGACATCTTTTCCCTTTGCCTTTGTAACATCAGAGAGGTTGATTGGTTTTAATGTAATCCCCACCGAATCGGTTAATTCAATGTTAGGATCAATCTCCTCGTCGGGAAACTGGACTTCAACGTCTTCAAGATTCAGTTCTACTTTATTATATTCTCCACACTCTTCACATTTGAGTTGAAAGGATATAACTTCTCCCACACTCTTTGATCTGATCTTAAGAAAGATGTATTCAAGATCATACATCGGAATCTTATTAACATCAATTTTTGAAAATGTGCAGGATTCAATAATATCCTTTACTGCTTGAAGTATCTGATTTTCACTTTCAGACTCTTGAGCAATGAGGAGTATCTTCTCTTCTTTTACAAGAAAAGGTCGATACTTAAGTTTCTTTTTTGTCGATGGTACAACTAAATTGTACGTCGTCGTTTCTAATACTGGTAATGGCATAATCTATATTAATCTATTAAGCACGCCTCCAATTACATTTTTAACACCACCGATGGAGGAGGCGATAGATCCTTCGGTTTCATAGTCTTCATATGTCAGTGTGACATTTAATTTTTGGGTTTCAGCCGATGCGTTACTCAATTCAATTGTATTGACTGTTACCGGAAAAGCGTTTTTTAGCTTAACACCGTACACCGGAACATTCCTTTGATTTAACTGTTGTATTGTTACGTCGCTAACGTATTCCTTTTTGTATGCAACATTATATGTTTCGGAATTGACGATCATATCAAGCCAACGATCAAAAAGTTTCTTCATATGATAATCGTTGGTCAGGTGAAATACAAAGTTCACATCTTCATTAAAGTATCCTTGAGGAATCTTTACATTTTGACGATAATTCAAATGTTGTTTCTCCAGAGTTTGTATCTGCCGGCCGGGCAAAGAACAGCTCTCACAAAGAATAGCAACGTCTCTTGGATCGTTTACGAATTGTCCTGCCCCAAAGTTGCCACTTAAAAGGTTTGATGCCGCATTCTGTAAATCCAAATTCAGAAGAGTCTGAGAAGGTGGATTCATGAAGATCGCAAAACGATTCGCCGGAGCCAATCCACTTCTTCGACTGACGACTGCCTTGAAGTCGTCGATTGTGGTTGGACTTATGAGACCTTGAACTTTGTTGACTAAAGACATTATGCTATGAGTTTACGTGATTTATTCCAGACAGTTTGTCTCTTGTTCTTCACAAACTGATCGGTTGGCATGAAGAGTGCGGCTTCCCATTCGGTTGCCGGAACTTCTGATACTCTCGATTTGATTTGTGAGGTGAGATATCTTTTGAAACACGGTTCGAACTCTTTGAGTTTCTGAGCTCCGGACAAAAGACCATAGGATAGTTTAAATTTTGTACTTCGATTGTATTTCTTGTTGGTCATATAATCTCTCAACTTGTCAAAAAAGATCGCTCTTCTCTTTGGGTCAAGATAGTGAAGATTCAATCCATAGAAACCCTTTGGTGCTCTATCGACCATAAGGATGAGCGGAAACTTATCGTAGTATGGAAGACTTTCTTTTGTTTTTGGATCGTAGAAGTACATGAACATACGACCAGTAAGAGGTTTGTTCACTTTGATCAAATTCTCGTCTTTCAGTATTTTATTTCGATTGATTGTTGTGATACTACTAAGACGCTTTTTAAACCACTTCAACGACTCTTCGGTTCGAGGTGTAACACCTGAACGAAAAGCATCTGCTTGAAGTTTGTCAAAATGAGATTTGGCCATGCATCTATTTATATGATTAGGTCAACAATTTTATACCCATTCCCTTCAAAGTTTCTTCAGTCCAAATTTGAAAAATCAGACCTCGATCTGCACAATATTCTTCGGCAGCCTCCCACTTCGAGGTGTTTTTGATGTAGGTCATTACTTCGTTGAGGTAACGTTTTGTTTTTTTACGTGATTTGGGTGGGCTAGTCTCTTTTTTTGGTTTGATTTCGATTAAATACTCCTTATCTTTTGTCTTGATGTAAACATCCGGAAAGTATCTATGGAGTTTTCTGTCTGTTTTACATCGATATGGAACGATAATCTCTTCGCTAGACCATTCCAAAACATCGGGATTTGTGTCACACCACTTAAACACCTGTCTTTCCCAAGAGGATCTATAAATAACCTTTGTGGGATTGCCCTTATACTTGTTGGGGGTTTTTATTTTATATCTTCCTTTGTAAGTCATATAAATAACAACAATAAACCTATTTATTTATGGCAAATCCAATTAGACTCTCCAGTATAGGAAAACAAGCAAATGCGTTAGCAAGAAACGCACAATCACAAGCTACTTCTTCTATAGATGCTGTAAAATCTTCTCTTGGGTTCGGTAAAAAGAACTCGGCGGCCAACTATCTCTCGTCTCAATCTACGGACTCCTATGTTTTTCCAATCGATTTGAGAGGCCAACCAAATGTAAACACTGTAAAATTTACCGCCTATGATAAAGGAACGGATGGAGTAAAACAACATTCTATCTTTTTTCCATGTCCGGCAAACATATCGATTAATGATTCTGCAACATACAATGTCGTAGATCTTGGTACGATAGGTGGTGCTGTCTCTTCGGCAATGCAAAAAAGCGACAGTCTTGAGAGTTTTGCAAAAAATATCGCGGGTGAAGCAAATACCGCAAAACAAAATTTTAAATCTGCTCAGGTTTTGAACGCTGTGGTACAGAAATCTCCACTATTACCCGATTCGCTCAAGGGGACAGGTAAACTTGCAAGTAGGTCACTCACCAATCCGAATAGTAATACAACCTTCAGTGGAAACGCCATTAGATCATTCACCTTTTCATTTAAGATGATTGCAAATTCAGCGGACGAAGCAGAATTGGTTCGGAAAATTCATTCAAAGTTTCGAAAGTTTGCTTACGCAGATGCCGCAGGAGCATTTCTAACATTTCCACCAACTTGGACTATTACCTTCTATAATGGATTGGGAGAAGAAAATGAATATATTCCCAAAATATTTTCGTGTTATCTTGTGTCAGTTGAATCCACTTTAAATTCTACAACAAATATGTTTCATGCCGATGGAGCCCCTCTTGAAGTGGATATTAACATTTCATATCAAGAAACAAGAGTTCTAAATCGACAAGATATAATGAATTTAGAAGAAGGAAATCTTGGAATTAATAGAGGAATTAACGAAAATGGTGTACCAAAAACATCTGGAATGGTCGATCCAAATACTAAACCGACTGAACAACTTGGGGGGAATGACTAATGGCGTTTTTTCGACAATTTCCTAAAATACAATACGATCTTCAGGAGACTAATGTTTTCGCTGATAAAGTGGATATCTACAGACATGTGGATGTTGATACATTACGAGCCGATGATATTTCAACCTATCTTTTTTACGATGTGAAAGATGGTGAAAGACCCGACGTAGTTTCCCAAAAACTTTACAATACACCTGACTACTATTGGACATTCTTTATCATAAACGATTTTCTTCAAGATGGGTTTAATGAGTGGTATAAATCATATAACGATTTTCATCGCGGATTAGAACAAGAGTATGGCGATCACGGAGCATTCTTGTTTCTCCCCAACCTTGCCACAAGTGCAACAGAAATATCAAGTGCGAATAGTCCAGAGGACAATACACGAAATATGCTCAACGGCCTCGATCTCAACTATGATTATTTGAGATGGGTGAAGTCTGGAACTTCACCAGAGGACACCGCAAAGATTGAACGGTATGATGATTTTATGTTACAACTCATAACCCATGAAGCCTCTTCAATTAGTTTCTACGATATTGATGACAGTCCAATACCAACCGAAACATATCACTTTGGATTTTCTTCTACCGCAACGCAAGTTCAGAAAGATGCTTGGTTGAAAATATATACGGATTATCTTAAGTCCATCAATGCAATTACTGCGGATGTTGATACTCTCCTTGAAAGCGATCTTTCTTCATACACCTATACACCACTCAAAGGGTATGACGAACTATTGAACGCTCCTTACCGATTTACAACAATATACAACACGATTGACTCTCCCCTTGCTGCGGATTCTCCAGAAGAAACCAGTTACATCGGAACTTACGATGCTCTACACGCCAATCGTGGTGTAGGAAGTA